CCCAAGATGCTATTATCGGTTTTACGATATGTAGCACGGGCTGGAACAGGCGTCCCCTCTTGAGTGAACAGGTCTTTCAGACCCACTTCCCAATCCAGACCAGCGGCAGTAATTGCCTCCGAAACAGTGGGAGCCTCGTCCAGTTGATTCCCGAGTCCGTGCCAAGGAGTCTCACCAACAAACATCATTTGTTCAACAGCATGAGCCATTATCATCCCTTTCGTGTTACTAGTTCTTCGTTCCGATACGCTGATTCTACAGTATGATATCGGCCAAGTCAAGCAGAAACTTTGAGAAAAAATTTCGCGTCGTAAGTCGTTGGCTCGTAACAACTTACATCAAACCCGCGGCCGCGAACTCGCCCTAAGTCCTTACAGGGCATAGATTTAGGAGAGGCACACCAAGATCACGTTGGCAAAGTTTAGATCCAGCCTCGTCATCCTTATATGCTGTTTCGTGAGGCAGATAACAATAAACTCCCATACAAATTGCTCGGGAATATTCTTTCTTAATTTTATTCTTAATATCTTTAATTGTACTGCCAGAGCAAATTAGATCATCCACAATAATGTATCTAAAAGGAGCAACACCTTCTACCATATGCTCACTATAACACTTCTCACCCTTACGCACCAAAACAATATTTTTATTGAGCAATTCTGCAATCTGTGGAACTACCATCATGCCACTAGCACCACAACAGGCTATGCTATCAAAACTATCACTAATTTTACGCAGATCACAAACGGCCCTAATAATAATCTTATTTCGAACCTTGTGATTCAAAACATGGCAAGTGTGGCTAGCAGCCTGGATATACTTGCCTTCTTCGGTGCGATTAACGTTTGTAGTAATCATAAAAACGGATGGTTGGATTCGAACCAACTAAAGAGAAGAATAAGAAAGGATGATTCCTTATGATAGATTGCTGTCCCACCAGCAGCATCCGTTCAGAAGAGAAGGCTAATCGTCAATTTCCTCAGTTAGATTGTGGTAATAGTTTTCCCAGTCCGAGTGGCTAACAGTTTCCTCATCATGCTCATCATATTCCTCATCGCATGAATACAAGTCATCACAGTCTCTAGCAAGGCTATCGTAATCAAAAGTATCGCTATCGTCACCGTAATAATCTTCGTTATCATATCTCATAAGCCTTTCTCCTTTTCTACCACTATACACCAAACCGGTCAAACTGTCAATGGGCCATGAAGGACTCGAACCTTCAACCTACAACTTAAAAGGATGCTGCTCTGCCAATTGAGCTAATGGCCCTTATTCTAGCATTATACACTATGTTATCGTCTTGTCAACCCCAAAAACTTTAGTGACCCCACAGGGAATCGAACCCTGATTTTATCCGTGAAAGGGATACGTACTAGCCGTTATACGATGGGGCCACACTCGCAACTCAAACGTCAGCCTCCGATTCCGGGGCTAGGATTCGAACCCAGACAAAGTGATCCAAAGTCACTAGTGCTACCGTTACACCACCCCGGAAGCCAGCAGAGGGAATCGAACCCCCGACAGGTTGTTTACAAAACAACTACTCTACCACTGAGTTACGCTGGCAAGACTACATATCATACTCATTACGCCAAGTCTTGTCAACGGCGGATCGGGTACGCTCCCGCTTGGGCCGGTTGTCCATTACCGTGTCCCGATGCTCCCTGTGACCCGTTGCCAGTTCCCAGCGTTGCTTGACCTTGATTTTCACGTTTTCGTATTTGCGGCGGCTTGTCATACCATAACCCATCGTTGTGAAGATACCACGTTTTATTATTGTTAGGATCGTATGCTACTTGATACATGAAGTATTGTAGCGGTTGAGCCTGTTTTCTTTCAAGTCTAAACGTATCCACTATCTCGGGGTGAGAATCAGTATAATGTTTCATCTCTCCCCAAACTAACACTACCAATCCCAGTAGTGCTACGATTAGTTGTACCACAGTCTGTTTCACTTGTCAACTCCCTTTATACACCATTTATCGGCCATTCTCTAGCGAACCTTTAGTTTTTCCTAAGTGGTTGATAGCAAACAACTTACGAAGAATTCGCGGCCGCGGCCGTTCCCTAAGTGCTTATGCACAAAGGGTTTACGGCTAGCGATTACATATCATCCATATTCCAGCCCGCAGCATCTAATACCGCCATACTCTTGAATACGCAAGTGTGACCATCAGCAGTTATATAATCCCTAAAACCACGCTCATCTATATAGAAATATTCGTCAATAGTATCATTATCATTTAATTCCCACACACTTTGTTGTGCAGCCTCGAAAGGATTCTTATCGCTTGCAAAAATCATTTCTAGTGAACCACTTTTTACATAATATTTAGCCATTGTTAATCTCCGTGTGCATATATTTCATATCACAACCACATTCTTCACAAACGGGAGTACCATTATCTTGATACCAGTTAGGATTTATATTAACTTCATCCTCACAATCTGGACACTCCCATACCGCTCTAACTTTCCTATTATCAATAATATCCCACATAATTTATTCCTTAGTGAGCAGGAAACAACACGTTAGCCAGACCCTTGACGCACATATCACAACTAATACTATCCTTAGTACCAGTGCAAGTAATAACAGACCGACCACGACGAATCTCGGGACAAGTTACAAACTTTGTACCGTTCAGCACAACCAGTTTCGGCAACGCTTTACGCCATGCTTCCGCCTTAGCCTTGCTCTTAGGACGCTTGGGAGCGATTTTCATATCACTATCACACCACGCGAACAACTTGAAACCTTGTGCCATAGCCTCGCCCATATCTTTATTATCATGGACACTAGCATAGACATTCATATACTTTTCCAGACTAACAAGCCGACTATCATAAATATGAGTATAAAACCACATATCGGGCAGCGTATCACCATCGGCAAGAATACTCTCACAAGCCCACGTCACGTTGGCAACATAGTCAAGGTCAAGTTCGCCGTTGAGAAACCAGTCACCACGCTCATGCCACCGAATACTTTTCTTACGCTTTTTAGCGTCAAGAATCATAGAGCGAATCTTATGCTTTTCTGTAACAATATTAGCAAAGCCTGCAACGCGGGCATTTTTATACTGATTCTCGGTTGCTTCTGCATAGCATCCATTGTTGAGATAGTCGCAGTCACTCGGGCAAGTATCGCCCACTGGACGCGAAACCACAATGCAACCCTTACCCAACTTGTCATTACCGTCAGCAGTTTTCATGATTGTCTCCCTGTGTCTACTGATTCTACACTATGGTATCGTCACAATCAAGCGAAAACTTTGGCAAAAATATTTTTGTTCTAAACCGTTGTGGCACAACAACTTACATCAAACTCGCCGCCGCGAATCTGTCGTAAGTCCTTACGCTGCAATGATTTAGCGAGAGCGACGGGACTCGAACCCGCAACCTCTAGCGTGACAGGCTAGCGATCTAACCGATTGATCTACGCTCCCTAAATAGCCCCAAGAGGAATCGAACCTCTAATAATTGCTTAGAAGGCAACTGTTATATCCATTTAACTATGGGGCCAAAAACCGATAGCCGCCAGTTTGCACCAGCGGTCTATCGGAATTATAACAGATAGATTATATTCAGGCAACTGCTTCGGCTTCGGCCTCCACCTTACCATTGTGAGCATCACCGGCCTGCTTCGCTGTCACACCAGTAACACGAGCACGCCACACCTTATAACCCTGCTCGCTGAAAGCCTTGACCTCTCCAGCCTTGACATTCGCATGAACATCACCGGGCAGAGCATCGGTCAGACAAGACGAGATCGAATCGACAACAGCATCACGATCCAGTTCATCAGCAACCACATCAACAACAAACGAAAACTTCTTCATATCAGACCCTTTCAAGTTAGTGTTAGTCTCAACCATCATGCTATCATTCTACAGTGTGTATCGTCTAATGTCAACAGCGTACTTGAATCGTTTTTCACTTTTGCCTAAGTCGTTGTGGCATAAGCACTTACGTCGAGTTCGCGGCCGCGGCCTTGCCCCAAGTTCTTTGGTAGCAAGGCTTTAGGTCAAGAGAGATAACCCTCACAACCCAAAGAGGTCAGGTCACGCAGCAACTGTTCAGCCGCCTCGGGAGTTTTAGCGGTGAGAGTGATGGGGTTGCCACCACCACGCCAGAATCCGCTCTCATCGTAGCGACCAACCATACCATCGGTCCAATCCTTCGCTTCCTTCAATCCCCAGCCGGTGTGCTGTCGAACAGCCCTGATGCAAGAGATACGATTGTTGCAATCCATACCCTTGGTGATCGTAACCATACGACGCTGGTTCACGCCCAACGCAACCTCAAAAGCGGTCACGATCCGCTCATAGATTTCCAGATTGCAGTTCGTAGCCAGATTCATAGCCTCACGAACACTCAGTTGCAGATTGATCATATTCAAACCCTTTCTTCCAAAACGTAAACTTGTTTGCCGTTAGTTAGTAAAGTAGCGTATTCGCTATCATCCCAAACGAATTCGTTGTAGTCACTTTCTCGTCGCCAGTGCGGATCACGAATAGGATTATAGTATAACTTTTCTAGGTTGTCAACCCCTATTTCATTATTGATCATAACCTCGTCACACTTTACCCATCCACTCACATCATGCACACCAGCCTCGTATACCTGTTTAGCCTTATTTATTTTATTCACCAATCGGCACTTAATCATTTCCAACTGATAATATGCCGGATCATAATAATAAACATCCAACTTCTCACTGCCACACATGGCCTTTACTTGCCAGTGCATATAGTTAGAACCAGCACCAAGATGAAATCGTATTTCGTAGTGTGTGCGTTTCATATTTGTACTATACCTTATCGATCAATCGTTGTCAATACCTTTAATCTCGCTGACTACAGCCACTCTAGCCAAATCCGTAGGATTAGGAGAGACAAATAGATTGGGTTATGCCATACTCGGCTTTGCATTTAACCGCGGCTTCTTTGATATCATTCTGCCAACGGCCCAAATCTACTTGCCCCCTAAGTATACATCTATTATCGGGATAGTCAAGAGGATTCTTTAAAAAATCCTAAGTCGTTGTTGGATAAGCACTTAGATCAAATTCGCGGCCGCGAACTCTTCCTAAGTCCTTACCCTATCAGGAGTTAGCGAGTACTAATTGAACATACTTATCCACAAGTTCACTTACAGCAATCTCATGAGTAGATATCAACTCTTTAGTCTTACTCACATTATGATTGTTAATAGCACTCATACGAGAGTTAAAAAAGTTAATAATATAAATCATGGCCTGATCACGATTCATATCCTTAGCATCCACGGTATGCAAATCTTTAAAGTTTTTAGCCATTAGTCGTACAACCCCTTAGTATATTCTTCTGGAATAATAGGACACCAACCTTCTGCTCTCTCTCTATCATATGGATACCAGAATGGAGCATCACAAGCATCCACAACGCCCCATTGGCTATTATAGAATACATGGGGGCATAGTTCCATTTCTTTACCGTAGAACTTTTCGTTGCTCTCATCATATCCGTGAGTTTTCACTTTACGTTCCTCATAAGAATAGTGACCAATCCCTATTCCTATATTAGGACCGAAGTAGTAAACCTTCTGCCCAACCTCTGGCGGATTCTTATGAGAGTTATTCCATTCCATTATTATATCTCTTATACAGAAAGAATAATCCAATCACAAAAATTAAACCATACAATACACTTGGCTCTGGCACAATAGTGATGCCGTCTGGTGATATTAACACAAACGGTGGTAATTGCAATAGGGGTGGTTCATATTTAAACCATGGTTCCCAATCAATATCGGGTAATTTATTCATTAAATCTCTACCAACTCTCTGGCATAGGAATATCATTAAGATTCATATAATAGATAACATCATATTTCTTAGGATAAGTCCAAGGATTAGTATTATCTGACCAATAAGAAGTTGTTAAACTGGTTTGCCAATATAACAATAGTGGATAACTACAACCTTTAACAGCACACAAATACGGTCCATCAGTGATAGGATTGCCATAATTCCACTTCATGATTTAGCCCTCGTAACGATCAAACACTTCGTACCACTATCACTATCGGTCAATTTCACACTCTCATGAGGCCCATAATACCAAGCGTCATTCTTGGAAAAATTAAACACAACCTCTTCAGTTTTCAGACCGGTATCATTATACCCACCCTCATAACCAAGAGTAAGAACCCGCATATCAGCCGGATAACTCTTCAACTGCTCAATCAGTTCGTTAACTGTCATTTTCTCTCCCTTTCCACCATTATACCATTCTTTATCGGTAAGTCAATAAGAAAAAACCAGCGAATCTTTTACGCCCCGATTCTATAATCCAATCTAGTACCCGATATTTTTAACCCTTGGGCCAGGTAAAAACTAGTGGAAACCGCCCACGACATTGGTCCCTAGAAATATGATCAGTATTTCATCACCTTGCTATTCAAGCGGTTACTGGTTGTATTGGCCGTGGTCTGGACGCAATCCCACATAGATAGGCACTACTATACAGCGTATAAGCCCGCTGTCAACCCCACGCTGCATAACAGCCGTAGGTTTATCGTAATGGCTTATCCCTATCTAGTCCCTTGAGCATGGACCCACGGAAGTTTGTATTGTTAGGACCGATTGTAGAAGACGTTTCCTAGGACATCAACTACCGTTTTTACCGGCTGCTCGGCCCGACATAGCCAACAAGCGTTTGCTTGTTCTTCAATCATTGTACACTATGTTTATCGGTTGTCAAGCGGCCAAAACTTTACCCACAATCCGTTTTCCCACATAAAGATTCCTGTGGGCACGTTTGGAGCCAAGATACTTGGCCGCAGTTCGGCTATCCATCACCCTAACACTCAATCCCTCCGGAGATACAAATACTAAAACCAATTTGTGAAAATTATTTGGGCAAATATGTTGAAACTTATAACTATATTTTACCACACCACCCACCACACCAACGCGAGCCAAAGCAGATTTTACTTCTACCTTGCGACCATTCACCATCATATCAAATGATGCACTACCACCAATATAGGAAACAATCTTACCAGTACTCTTATAATAGTCTCTAATCATACGCTCAATAGCATTACCCCTATACTGGCTACTCATCTTGGAGAGTCGATAGGCCAAAATGCTTTTCTTGGGAGAGAAGATAGATTTGTTATGAAGTCCACGAACTTCATTCAGCACACGATCAAGATTTTTTGTGGTAAACATAGTGTGAGTCTACAGAACATAATCGGTTTGTCAACCAAATTTCTTGATCAAATTTAGTTTGTTGTAAAGTCTTAGCCAGTAAGCACTTACGATGATTTCGCGGCCGCGGCCTCGCCCTAAGTCCTTGGCTGGCAAAGACTTAGAGCGACTGCCACGATCAGCAGAGAAACGATGCCAATCCCGTCTTAAACGCTACCCCACCAAGGAGGGGACGACGCACATTCGTGGTACGTTCAGCGTAAAAGTTGCGAATCTTACCATCGGGAGTTTGTGCAGTTACAAGGTGAGTAGTACGCTGAAAGTTATCATCATACCTACGATAGCGACTTTGTCTATTCAGTCGGCGGATACTTTCATCCGACAGCCGATGAACTTCCAGTACCCTTGCCATGTAACGCTCAGGCTCACCATGCAGCGGCTGATGATATACAAAATTGTAAACACCACCAACCCTAGCAGTAATCAGATTATCACGCACACCAGCATAAACGTGGAAAGCGGCAAAAGCCAGAAGACCACAAGTCACAACCGCAAAAACACTACCAACAATAAACGCATCGTTCATATTTTTTCCTTTTTTAGAAATCGCAGTTACAACAAATATCAGTAAACAAAACACCACAAGTAAAAACCGTCACAATCGTACTAATCATCCACATCCAAAACATTTTCATTCTCCAAGTGATAAACCAAGCATACCATACTTATCGGTTGCTGTCAACATGTACTTTGGGAATAATTTCCGTTTCCCACCACAATTGTTCATATTCAGATCGAAGCCGACTGACTTCAGAATACGGCTGACTAATATCCTCCACAGCATCCAAATAAGCCTTATAAGCCGCTTCTAATCGCTGACTATAACTTTCCATTAGTAATCCTCCCCGTAGTCGCCAAAATAACCGTAATCCTCATCGGTTCCCCAACCCGCTGACTCCATCGCGGAATCATGGTCGCCATCCATACTGTCATCATAGTCATCATCATCATAACCTTCATCTTCATTCATTTGATCACGGATTTCATCCAGCTCGTTTTCCGGCAAACCCCAAAAATCATTGTGGTCATCGTAATTCATATCATCCTCATAAGAGTTATCGGGATCGAACAAGGGATCGGGGTGACTCATGACTTTTCCTTTTTAGTGGGTGTACCAGAAGATACCGTTATCGTCAACCATCGGCTCAGGATACATTTCATCGAAAGTACCCGTAACGTCAGCAAACTCCAGAGGGTGAACGTCAATCTCGTCAATCGGCTCGATCATACCATCATCCCGCATGCAGGCCAGAATATCGTTGATTTCATCAAGGCTCATCTTCGTTTCTCCGTTGGGGTGATACGCTTAGGATACCATAATTATCGGCCAACGCAAGCAAAATCTTTGGATTTTTTGAAAAATAATTCCATGCCAAACCACAAAAATTTTTGCGGCATACCGTTTGCTGTGGCTATAGATCGTAAACCGTTGTCCCGTAAGCACTTATGTCGATTTCGCGGCCGCGGCCTTGTCGTAAGTTCTTACGAGGCAAGGCTTTGCGTCAAGTATTAACAATCCAGGCCGTGATGCACCCCACTATAAACGTGCAGAATAGTGTAATTCCTTCAAATATCGTCAGATTCATTTTCCGATTCCTTTGGAAAAACTAAATCGCTCAAGGCATAACACGCTGTTACACCCACAATAATACCAAATACTAAACTATAAGGCTCGAAAAGATCCATCCATGGACTCCTTTTTATTATGAAACCACCATACCATCCATAAACGGATATTCTTTACCGTTAATCTTAACATACCAAGTAAAATCCCGCTGGTAAACTCTCACCGGGCTATACTGATTAATTCTATCCTTCGTGGTCACAGTCTGCCAACCCCCACTATTAAGGGTATACGTACCATTACTATTAATCTTTACCACATAGGTACTATGCAACTTAATTGCCACAGTATTATCATGTAGAATTTCAGCGTAGGTATTGTTGCCAATCTTTCGGCTAGTCTTATTACGCTTACCTTGCACCATCACAACCGCTTCTGCATGAGTCATTTTCTTCTCCCTAGTGTTATCGGTATTCTACAGGCTAAACTTTAAAAGTCAAACGCTTTTCGCTGACTACAGCCACCCCAGCCAAACCCGAAGGGTTAGGTGGAACAGTCAGTCCCACGACCCCGTATATGTTGGGCTGAAATTGTTGGGCGATGGCAGCACCTTGCCGCGTCGATCTTCAAACTTCTGCCATACCTTCCAAGCCTCGTCGCGGTATTGAAGATAGGTGGCAGTCCACAGATTCTCAACATCGTTTCGGGTTTTGCAATCGTTCAGGCTTTCCAGAATCAGCATCTCGTTCATCGTTTCCTCCGTTGTGATTATATCGGTATTTTACAGGCCGATCTTTAGATTGCAAGCGAATTTTTCAAATATAATTTCATGCCAAACAAAAAAAATCTTTGGCACAGCGTTTGCGTTAGAGTTTGATGTAAGTCGTTATGTAGCAAGCACTTACGTCGAATCCGCGGCCGCGAAACCGTCGTAAGTCCTTATGCCATAAGGGTTTGCGTCAAGTTTTGTGTTTCACTGTACATGCGTACACTACTGTACACTTGTACACCACCCCAAATGGGGGATATTAGCCCTCCCACCCAAAGGGGGATATTTCCTCCCCTGCTGCTGCTGCATATTGAGCGGCCAACGCTTCGACCCTCTCACGCGAACCCGGCTTGCCCACGGGCAGGATCATCGTATCCTCACCCCCCACAACGCGGGGGTCAACCTTCTCAACCTTACGCTTTCCGATATTCCGCAACGCCTTGCGATTGAACTTCAAAACCTTCTCGCTATGGATGGGGCCATATACCCCTTCCGCGAGGGAGGGCTGGTGAACGATAGCGATACCCTCAAAATGAGCGAGGATGCTGCGACGAAAATCAGACAGGATAGCAGACTTCATTTTTTATTCCTTATGGTTGATTGAACTGATGGATTGTACCAAACTTTTTTTGTGATCCACAACCCCCCTATCAGGTGGGTCGCTTCTCAACATGGGCCACAAAATCGCTTACGCTATCATGCACCCAAGCGTAGAAAGATTCAAGGTCGGAAGGGTTCACCCTATCCCACACCCTACGCATAATTTCCGAATTCGAATAAACCCAACGTATACGCTTTTCACCATCGAACCTAAACAGGTTTACTTGCACATTCCACCCTTTGGTGGGGTTAGAGAAACCAACATTCTTCAAAAGCGTTTTCATGTTCAGCAAGCCTCCCCATCATCATAACCGGGAATGTAATCGTTTTCGTAAACTTCAGTGATAATCTCACAATGCTCACCACAAGCCGAGCAAATTGCATGATTTTCATCACTCTCAACATTGCAGCAATCGGAAACGAAAAAAACCATCTCTCTCATAACTTTCTCTCTCTTTCTTTCTCTCTTACTTGTTATATCGGCATTATACACGCCACACTTGAGGGTTCAAGTTAGGATTATGTTAGGAAAAAGATTTTTTTGAGTGTGCAAATATCATGCCGAAAAAATATTTATTTGTGGCACGCGATTTGCTACGGCGATTTGTCGTAAGTCGTTGCAGCGTAAGCACTTAGGTCGATTTTGCGGCCGCGATTTTGCTGTAAGTCCTTATGCTGTAAGGGTTTACGTCGAGGTTTTGTACAGTAGTGTACAGGCGTACACTCACCCCCATTGCGGGGGGTAGACGTTTGCCCCTACTTAGTGGGGGGACTATCACCCCGCGTCAAGGCCAGTCTAGTAGGCTTGTCCAACCCTCAACCCTCGGCCACTTTGTAGCCTCTCGATCAGACTATCATAATCGGTAGTCCTGAATAGTTGAACGCCGTCGCTATCCTTGACCGTCCATTCCCGACAGTATCCTGTCCAACGTGCATCGACGGTAAGATTGTGACGCTGTGCGAGAAGTTGGATTGTGCTACTTACCATGTTATAACCCTTTATAGTGTAATGAGAATGTAAAGTAACCGCGAAACGTCTAGTCTATGGGTTAGCAGGCTTCCCCATCGTCAAAGCCCGGAATATAGTCCGACTCCATCGAATCATCATATACTACGTCACAATGCTCCCAGCATGACGGACACAATTCCCAACCCGCAATATCGTCCACAACCTCAACCCCGCAGCATGACGAAACCATATAAATTTTCTTTTCCATTTTCTCTATCCTTTGTTCTAGTGTAATCGTACCCTAAAGACCCGCATATCGTCCAGTCTACTATCCCTCACCCGTATACTGCTTCCGGCGTTTCGGCACTCCACTCCACACAATCGCAAGGGTAAATTGCCCGATACTGTGGGCGATCATCTTCATCGACACCCAAGTAGATCGTAACCATAGTTTCCCGATTGTGGACACTCACCTTGACCACACTGCCCATATACTCGTGACCATTTTCACGACGGCAATAGAAAGTATCGTTTTTCTGGATCGTCTTAATATCTTTCCTTCTCATTTTCTAATCTCCAAGGCTTAATCGTTCCTGCTAACTCTATCGGCATTATACCCTCCATACTTTAGGTTGCAAGTTAGGATTGTGTTAGGATTATGTTAGGATTTTATTAGGGGGCTAATAGCAAATATCGTGCCAAAACTTTTTTGTTCGGAATTTTTGTCGAATGGCACACGGTTTGCTCCGCGGATTCTATTTCAAATGGCACGCGGCTTGCTATGCTGGCATCCCTCAATTGGGGGGTATGATGCTATCCCCCACCATAGGGGGGTTTATTCGTTTCCCCCCGAATGGGGGAATTATCCCACGGCGGCGGCGGGTGGTATAGAAAAAATAAGCAACCCCTAAACTAATTGGCCGTTTTTCCCATAGTCTTTTTAATATAGATAACTAGATTCTCAGCCCCAATGAATATTAGGCTTCAAGTCTCGTTCCCACTTGTGAATTGGTCCATTCTCACCAAAACCCGTGAATATCACCCTCATAGGATAGTGATCGCCCCTTACCACACTTTGATACAACACATTCTCTAAACTATTTATTTGAGATCTTAATAGCATCTCACTCTGTATAACCTGTCTTTGTAAGTTAACATATTCTATTGTCACATACTGTAATGCTCGCCCCAAATTCAAATAATCCATAATCGGCCACTTATCTAATCTGATGGTGGTTGTTTTCTTATAAGACTCCTCACTATTATCCGTCACAGGAGGTTCTCTCCCATTTATAATACTAGTATTGATTCTCTTATTTTTAAAATCAATTCCACTATATCTCATATAATCGTCTAATGACCGTTTTTCCCCCAATCCATAAATTCCCAAATCAACCCCATTGTTTTCCTCACCCAATAACATACGAATCCTCTTTTTGCTATAAACATCTCTCTCGCCCCAACTCTTTTCCACAATTCCCTGTTGTTTAGACTTTTCACTATGATCGCCCCAGTGTTTAATTCGATCATTTCGCCCATAGTGATGCCACACAAAACATTTATGAGGATGATAAATATCATAACCCAGAGTATAACTTCTCACACTAAGAGCTATCTCATCTCCTGCAAAATAAACTTCAGGATCATATTTATATTCTTTACAGTGATCCCCAGAGGTAAAAAAATAGTGACCACTAACCAATAGTCCTCGTAACGGAGCTTCTAGTTTTTGCCAATCTTGAATACTAACAGGATTAAACCATATGGTGCCACTACTTTTAAAATCATGGGGCAATATTTTACAAGGATTAGGGGCCAATTGATTGTCATTTAACGGATCATAGCCAGCAGCATAGGATGTTAATAGGGGCTTGGGCGATTGTTTTAATAAATCATTATGCATTTTAATCAAATCACTATCCCAATTTTTTGAAAATCGGTGATGGCTATCTATTTGTAGGGTAAAATCTTCATCTTGATATAAACTTTGAGTTAAACTGCGCGCCCACCCCAATCCTTTACTCTCATTCCAGGGCACACTTATTATTCTCACATTATTATCATTTGAAAATTCCTCTATAGATTCACCCTCACCCTTCTGCCACACCAATCCTACCGTTATTTTATTTTCTCCACTACTTTTAGCGTACAAATCTTTTAGGGTGGGATATAACTCTAAATCCCTATACGACGCTATCTGCACAAAAATACTATTCATAAAATCTAGTAATATATTGAGGATAAACTACAATTCGTTCCTTTCGGAACAAATACTGCTTTTCAATAACATAAGGATATGGAATTGGTTGAATATAAATCGGGGGATTGACCACAATTTGTTGTCTTATAACAGGATAGGGGTAATAGGGCGGTTGTTCCACAAATACCATATGAGGAGTATTTGGTGGAATTACAACTGGTTGACCATTTAATATCACAATATTCTGAGCCATCAACTCATTTGATAGCAGCAGCACAAAAAACATAAAAAGTAAATTTCTCATCAGTATCTCCATAAAAAAGAAATCGACGGCCACCAGTTATAGTAGCCGCCGATTCCTAGAATTATAAATTATAACTCTAATTAAGAATGATATTCTAATCCACGTTTTACAAAGTGTTCTTCATATTTATCAAATCCAAAATGCTTTTTAGCAAATTCTAGAACAGTTTCAGGTTTAAATTCTGAGCAAGAATAAACATCCAAACTAATAAAATGCACAGCCTCAATAGCATGAATCTGAATTCCACTCTCAATTAGGCCAACCCATCCACTAACACCATACTTATCAGGATACAATTCGCGTCCATGATCTGTTGGACCATGAATCACAATGGGTGGTGTCATTCGTGTCATACCAATTTCATCCACTAGCTTTTCCAAAAATCTGTAGACTAATTCTAGATTATCTGCTGTGCCTTCAGCAGTATTATACATATCTAGAAAATAACTATATCCGAAAGGTTTCTTTTCCATCAGTTAACTCCTTCTTGGATTGCCTGCCTATTCTTTGCTGGACGTCCACGACTCTTTGTGATACCACTCTTACGACGCTGGCGACGAATCATACTAGGACTAATAAGTTGACCAGTAGCCTCACTCAACTTAGCGGCCACTTCCTTATCCAAAAGACCCTTATTATCATTGATAAACTGAATATCAGCGTCTGTCCACTTTCTATAGCTTTTGCTCATAAATTCACCATTATCCTTTACTTAGTGTAAAATTAAACTACTATAGTATAGTAAGCCGTAATTTAAAACGAGCAAGGTGCAAAATGATAAATTCTGAAAACGAACCAGTTTTTGTTGAATCCATACTAAAAGTTACCGCTAGCACAGATATTGATGTATCAAAGGAATTAGCAGCAGAAAATAATACTAATAAAACAATCGAGGAATTATTAGAAGAATCAAATGGCGAAAAAAAAGAATGATATATTTACTAGAAAAAAAGTAAAAGAGAGTGATTTTTTAGCAGCGCTTGATACCATAAGTAAAAAATTAATATATAAATTTAAGTTTGGCTATCATGAGATAGAGGATATGAAGCAGCAGGCTGCCATATTCGCAATAGAGGGCTTGGAACAATACGACTACAAAAGACCTCTTGAAAATTTCTTATGGACTCATGTGAGAAATCGTCTTTTCAACTTTAAAAGAGATAACTATTTTAGGCCAGACAATGTTTGCGCTACCTGTCCATTTTTCGATCCTAAGAATAAATTAAGTTCCAATCAATGTTCAAAGTTTACTAATAAAAATGATTGTGAGATTTTTACTCAGTGGTCGGAAAGAAATACAACTAAAAAAAATCTGATGCTTCCCACCAACATAGAGCATGAAACTGGTGCTAATTTACAAAGCAAAAGCGATTTGGTAGATACTATAGGTAATAATGAATTAATTAAAATTATTGAAGATAATATTTCTACTAAATATAGAGAAACATATATTAGACTTAAGGGCGGAGCAAAGGTTCACAAACAAGATCTGATCAAACTACAAAAACATATTAAAGAAATTTTAGATAAACATAATTTATCGAGGGATAGTCATGGCTAAAAAACGAGGCCAATTAAGTTTAGATGAAGAACAATTCATCCGAGACAATATAGGTAAACTCACAGTTGATCAAATTGCAGATCAGTTGAATCGTAATGTTGATCCAGTTAATCGTTATATTAATGAGCAACGACTATTAATTAGTGATGATGAAAAAAATGATAGCGATTATTTAAAACGTAAATTGCACAGTAAAACATTCTGGACTGAAATTGAACGACAGTTTGATGAAAACAGCGGTGAACTTGAATACTTTGAGGATACTTGGGTTGGTTTGATACGTCAGTTTCGAGAAGATGTTTTACCAGCAGAAGAATTACAGATTAAACAATTTATTACAATAGATATTTTAATTAATCGTAGTATGAAAGAGCGTAAGCGTCATATCGCTGAAACAGAAAAACTACAAAAACAAGTTGATAAAGAATATGAAAAACCAGAAACAGAAAGAGATATTCCCAAGTTAGCTAGTTTAGAAACTCAACTAAGTTTTGCAAGAAATAGTATTGCTAGTTATACTAATGAATATACCAAACTATTAAATGAGCAGCAAAAGATTAGCAAAGATTTAAAAGCCACCAGAGAGCAAAGAATCAAGCGTATCGAAGATGGTAAAAGTAGTTGGGTTGGTTTGATTCGTATGCTTGAAGATGAGGCTATTCGTGAAAAAGAGGGTCGTGAGATGGAAATCTTGGCTATGGCAACAGAAAAAGCAAAGCAAAAATTATATGAATATCATAGTTATGCAGATAATAAGGTGGATCGACCAATATTAAATGATCAAAGTGTGATAGATAATGAGTAGAAACTATCAAGATCCACTATATAAAAAATGGAGACAGCAAATATATAAAAGAGATAATTTTACTTGTCAGTGGCCACATTGTGGCAAAACTAAAAAATTAAATGCTCATCATATTCAAAGATGGGCAGATTTTCCAGGATTAAGGTATCATATTAATAATGGAATAACACTTTGCAGAGATTGTCATCAACGTATTAAAGATAATGAAGAAAATTATTGTGCATTTTTTAATTCAATTATTTTAAATAAATTACGAAAGTAATTATGAATAAAGATCCTTTTACAATCATAATAGATACCAGAGAACAACTTCCGTGGGAATTCGGATATCACTCTACATCACATCAAAAACTGGACACCGGTGATTATAGTATTGCTGGCTTTGAGGATGTTCTAGCTATTGAGCGTAAACGAAGTGTGAGCGAAATAGCTAATAATCTTAGTGAAAGTAGATTTTTAGATGTATTAGATAGAATGAGTAAAATAAGATACTCCTTTATCCTTTTAGAGTTTGAGCTTAATGATGTTTTGGAGTACCCAAATAATTCTGATATTCCTAAAAAATTATGGAGCAAGCTCAGAGTGTCTGGTAATTATATCCTAAAAAGATTAGTAGAAATACAGATGCAATATGGAATACATATCATGCTTTGTGGATCTATAGAAAATGCCAGAAGAACAGCAGTCTCCATAATGAAGAGAGTGTATGAGCAACAAACTAACAACATTTGAAGACGCCTGGTTAAATCTAGGCGACCTTTCTGCATTACAAATTCCTAAAAATCATCTTATTGGTAGAACCAAGGAAGATATTGAAAATCCAGATCTTCACCTATTAAGACTATTTACCAATCCACTATATTTTGGTACAGCATGTAAACTATTATTTGGTATAGAACTCCACCCAATACAAATATCCATTCTGCAAGAGTTTTGGATTCGTCCATTTCCTATGTTTATTGCTAGTCGTGGTTTTGGTAAATCATTCATTCTTGCACTATACTGTGTTCTTAAATGTATTTTTATACCAGGAACTAAGATAGTTATTGTTGGTGCCGCATTTAGACAAAGTAAAATTATATTTGAATATATGGAAACTATTTGGAGAACTAGTGCTATTTTACGTAGTATATTTAATGGTAATGATGATGGTCCTAGACGAGATGTGGATAGATGCACAATGAGATTAGGTGATAGTTGGGCTGTGGCTATTCCTATGGGTGATGGTAGTAAAATTAGAGGTTTAAGAGCACATATTATTATCGCTGACGAATTTGCATCAATATCTCCAGATATTTATGAAACCGTAGTATCAGGTTTCGCTGCCGTAAGTGCAAATCCAATTCAAAATGTTAAAGAAGAAGCCAAAAAACAAGCAATGAGAGAGGCTGGACTATGGAATGAAGAATTAGAAGCAGTTCAATTAAAGAAAGGAAACCAAGCTATAATAGCCGGAACAGCAGACTATAGTTTCAAGCACTTCGCACAATATTGGAATAGATATAAAGATATTATTAATAGTCGTGGAGATAAGACTAAACTAGAAGAAATTTTTAAGGGTGAAGTACCAGATAGTTTTAATTGGAGAGACTATAGCATAGTACGTATGCCATATGAATTAATTCCGAAGGGTTTCATGGATGATAAACAAGTATCCAGAGCCAAAGCTACAATTCATACTGGTATTTATAATATGGAATATGCAGCATGCTTTACAGAAGATAGTGATGGATTCTTTAGAAGAAGCCTTATTGAAAGCTGTGTAGTTAATGATGAGAAAGATATATCCTTCCCATCGTGTGGCAAAGTAGCATTTGATGCTGTGATTAAAGGTAATCCAGATAAGCAATATATCTATGGAGTTGACCCGGCATCAGAACAAGATAATTTTTCTATAGTCGTACTAGAACTGCATAAGGATCATACCAGAGTTGTATATTGTTGGACTACTAATAGAACTAATTTTAAAGATCGTCAAAAAACTGGTTTAGTCGATGAGCACGATTTCTATAGTTATTGTGCTAGAAAAATTCGTAGTCTAATGACAGTTTTTCCTCCAGCCAGAATTGGTATGGATGCTCAGGGTGGTGGTGTTGCTATTGAAGAAGCATTACACGATCCACAAAATTTAAAACCAGGCGAAAAACTTGTATGGCCTATTATTGATTATGAAAAACCAAAAGAAACAGATAGTCAACAAGGATATCATATTTTAGAATTAGTGCAATTTGCAAGAGCCGATTGGACAGCACAGGCTAATCATGGATTAAGAAAAGATCTAGAAGATAAAGTTCTTTTATTCCCACGATTTGATAATCTTACATTAGGACTCACTTTAGCGGATGAGGGTCAGGATATTCTTAGTACTGATTTAACTCCTATGTATGATACATTAAGTGAATGTATTATGGAAATTGAAGAATTAAAAAACGAATTGACCACTATTGTTATGACTCATACTAGTGGTGGAGCAAATGCTAGAGATAGATGGGATACTCCAGAAATTAAAACAGCTAATGGTAGAAAAGGCAGATTGCGCAAAGACCGATATAGCGCATTAGTAATAGCTAATATGTTAGCTAGACAAATGCTTAGAAGCTTTGCCACACCAGAATATAATATTATTGGTGGTAATGTTAGAAATTTAGACCCTAAACAAAAAGGTCAATTTTATAAAGGACCAGAATGGTTTACAAGTGGTGCTAATGATGATTTTTATGGTGCTGTTTATAGACAATAATGGTGTATAAGATTCTTAATCCAATCACAATAGTATTATAATAATATTAAATTATGGCTAATCAAAAATATCCCAAGAGTGAAGCTATAGAAAACGCCCAATATGATGGTCAAGAAGCTTACGTAACATGGGGTGATGATCTTAACAGTAAAAAAGAAGCATTAAAATCTTCATCAGAATCTCTTACCGAATTTAATGGTATTGAAAGATCCACAGCACGAAGAACCAGATTGGATTTTTCTAATCTTGATACGAATGTTAGTGGTCGCCCCGGTTTGACAAAAAGCGACTATTATTCTTTCAGACCAGACGAAGCAATACCAACTCAAGTTAAATTAATTATAAGAAAGGCTGAAGATATTTATCAGCGAGTTGGTTTAGTAAAAAATATTATTGATCTTATGGGTGACTTTGCAAGTCAGGGTATTACTATTGTTCATCCAAATAAAAGGGTTGAAAGATTTTATAGAGCATGGTTTAAGAAAATTGCTGGTAAAGATAGAAGTGAGCGTTTCTTAAATAATCTTTATAGAACTGGTAATATTGTAATTAATAAACAATATGCTAAATTAAATAATAAGATTATTGATAAGATGTATAGAGCAACAGCATCAACAGACATTGCTGATCCAACCCTTGAAGATATAGAACCAGTCAAAAAAGAAATCCCTTGGAAGTACACTTTTATTGATCCAGTTTATGTGGATGTACTGGGAGGCTCCCTCGCTTCATTTGCTACAAATAAAATTTATGGGGTTGTATTACCAGGAACTTTAAGAAAAATTATTAATAGTCCAAAGAATGATGCTGAAAGAAATATAGTATCTCAATTACCAATCGATATTTTAGAAGCAGCAAAGACCAGAAGACCATATATTCTCAATCCTGAAAAGACATCAGTATTTCACTATAAGAAAGATGACTGGCAGATTTGGGCATATCCAATGATATATGCTATCATGGATGATATTACCATTATTGAAAAGCTTAAATTAGCAGATATGTGCGCTCTTGATGGCGCAGTATCTAATATTCGTATTTTTAAACTTGGTAGTTTAGAGCATAGAATTGCTCCAACCAAAGCAGCAGCCAGTAAACTATCTGCTATCCTAGGTAATAATGTGGGTGGTGGCACAATGGATCTTGTGTGGGGTCCAGATATCGAACTCTTAGAGAGTAATACAAATGTTCATAACTTTTTAGGCGAGGGTAAATATATTCCTCACTTGAATAGTGTTTATGCTGGATTAGGTATTCCTCCAACACTAACGGGCACATTTGGAGCGTCTGGTACAACTAATAATTTTATTAGTCTTAAAACACTAACACAAAGACTACAATATGGTCGTGATGTGCTAGTAAGTTTTTGGGAAAAAGAAATTGAGGTTGTTCAGAAAGCTATGGGATTTAAATATCCTGCAAAAATTGAATTTGATAGAATGGATCTATCTAATGAGGATGCAGAGAAAGCATTATTAATTCAACTAGCTGATAGAAATGTAATTAGTGATGAATTATTACAGATGAGATTTGGTATTGATCCAAGTATGGAGAAGGTTAGAATTAATAGAGAAGATAGAGATAGGAAATCAGATAGAATGGTACAAAAATCTGGCCCATATTATGATGCTAATACTGAAAGTACTCTTAAGAAGATAGCACTACAATTAGGTTTAGCCACACCAAGTCAAGTTGGTTTAGAATTAGAACCGAAGAAACGTGGAGAAATGAATGCTGTGGAATTAAAGTCACAGTTTGCGATACCAAAATCTCCATTTGGTGGTGGTGCGGGCAATCCTCTTCAAGAGTCAGCACCAAAGGGCGCTCCAGGACAGGGTAGACCTAAAAATAGTAAAGATACCAAAATCAGGAAAACAAAAGATTTTAAACCACGCACAGGAGCATCTTTAGCTATTTGGGCAAATCAAATTGAGGATCAGATTAGTGAGATTATGAATCCTCATTTATTAGCATTCTATAATAAAGATAATTTACGCAAACTATCAGCTTCTGAAAGTAAAGATATTGAAACTATTAAGACTAAACTATTTTTTAGTGTTGAGCCAATGTCAAGTGTTAATGAGGAATCTTTATTGAATTCGTTAGCTTCAATTGAAAAAGATAATAATATTAAAGATATGTATCATGCATATCAATATTGGCTAAAACAAATTGGTCACGAATTAAATCGTCCACTCACATTTGAAGAAAATAAGCTTATTAAAGCATCTTTTTATGCCACGGTGTATGATAAAAATAACTAAGAGGTAAATCATGCAAATTTTTCAAGATGAAATTAATGATGGCTTGAGCGACCTCCTATCTGCAAAAGCCCACATCTCTTATGCCTCAGTTGTACAACCGCTGCCTGTTTCTGATACTATAAATAAGCCTAAAACCGTTTTCAATAAAACATTAGCTAGTGTGGATGATTCAGATTTATATTATACTCAATCGGTACTAGTTAGTTCATCATGGAATAAGAATGATGATATTTTTGATAAGGCCGAAGTATGGGCCGCTAAAAATTCACCCGAACACAAACCAACTAATTTAGAGCACGACGAATCTGTAATAATCGGTCATATTGTATCAAATTGGCCAATCACAGAAGATGGTGAACTTATTGATGAAAATACATCAGTAGAAAATCTACCAGATAAATTTCATATATTAACTGGTTCTGTAATTTATAAAGCATATACTCAACCAGAATTAAAAGATCGCACAGAAGCTCTTATTAACGAAATTGAAAATGGATCAAAATATGTTAGCATGGAGTGCTTTTTTAAGGGTTTTGATTATGGTTTAATTAATAAAATTTCTGGTGAATATACAGTATTACCACGAGATGAAAGCACAGCATTTTTAACAAAACATTTAAGAGCATATGGTGGATTAGGCGAGCACGAGAACTATAAAATTGGTAGAGTTTTAAGAAATATTACTTTTTCTGGCAAGGGATATGTGGACAGACCAGCAAATCCAGATAGTATAATATTCAGCAGGGATGGTTTTAAGTTTATAAATAATTCACCAAAAAATGATGATAATTCAAAATCAGGTGTAGTACTTTCTAAGTCAAGCATTAATTCGGAGAAACAAACTATGAATGAAAATACAGAAGTAGTTGAAACTGTTGTTGCAGATTGCGCCGAAGCAACCCAAGCAGCACAAACTACGATTGCAGAACTAAATACTCAACTTGATACCCTAAGAGCTGAGTTTGAACAAGCCACTATGCATACAAAGAAACAAGAAGAAGAAGCTAAGAAACATAATGAAAACATGAAGACTAAGTCAGACGAGCTTGATGCTCTAAAGGCTGAACTCGCCGCTGCCAATGAGACAATTGCTGGCTATATGATGAAAGAAAAGAAAATGATTCGTAAGGCTAGCCTTGTAAACAATGGTGTTGATAGCACTGATGCTGAATCAATTGTAGAGAAGTTTGATTCTCTCAATGATGAAACATTTGCTGCTATGACAGAAACTTGGTTAGATATGGCTAAGAAAATCAAGAAGAATGATAAGGTAACAACAGCCGAAGAGGTTGCAGAAGCCGATATCACTGAAGTTCTTGAGAATGTCGAAACCACTTCCGACGTAGCAATTACTGTTGGCGGTGAGGACGATAGTGCTGTTGAAAACACTCGTGCAGCTTTAGTAGATTTTGTTTATGCTAGACTAGGTAAAAAACTTAATAAGGGAGAATAAAAATGGCTCTAAAACCAGATCGTATCGAACTTCTAACAGATATCTCTTTCTTCATGAATACAACTGAAGAGAGAGGCGGCGTTGCTTCCGTAGTTTCAACTGGAGCAGGCGTATCAATGGATGATGCTGGCGCTGTAGTAGAATATGCTACTCTAGCTTCTGGCGCTCTTCCAGTTGGCGTTCTACTCAATGATGTTGTAGATTATGACCTAACAAGACAGCACATTAACTGGCACAAAGATGAGATGCAAGTTGGTGGCAAGGTCACTCTACTAAGAGTTGGTCAAGTAACAACTAACCAGATTGCTGGTAGTCCAACAGCCGGTGCCCCAGCTTATGTTGGTGCTAATGGTGTTATCACAACAGCAACAGCAACTGGCGTTGCTAGAATTGGTTCATTCTTGAGCGAGGCAGACGCAGACGGTTACGCAAAAGTCGCAGTAAACATTCAGTAATTAAAAACAGGGAGTAAATAAAAATGGCTAATACTAATTCGTTTCAACCAACTCCAGAACTTACAGATCTTCTAGTTCGTTCTGGTTCATTAAATAAGGAAGAGGCTCTAGCCGCAAATTCACAGTTTGCTAAGGCTCTAGAACTACCTCTTCGTCAGGGTATCCTAAATGGTAACATTTTGGACAACATCTTTGAGCCAATCGTATTAGCCCAAAGTGCCACTCCAGAATTTCCATTAGATTTCATCGCTCCTGGTACCGAGAAGGATTTTGTGGCCTACACAATTCCAAATCACGGTTATATTCCAGAGCGTCACGTTGAAGGCGATTACGTCATGGTTCCAACCTATGACATTGGCGCTAGTATCGATTATCTTCTAAAGTATGCCCGCGATGCCCGTTGGGACGTTGTTGGTCGTGCTATGGAAGTAATGGAAGCCCAATTCGTCAAGAAGATGAATGATGATGGTTGGCACACAATTCTAGCCGCTGGTGTTGATCGTAACATCATCGTTTATGATAGTGATGCTAATGCTGGTCTTTTCAGTAAGAGACTAGTTTCTCTTATGAAGACAGTAATGCGTCGTAACGGCGGTGGTAACAGTGCTAGTAACAATCGTGGTATGCTAACCGACCTCTATGTTAGTCCAGAGGCTATGGAAGATATCCGCAATTGGGGCCTAGATCAAGTTGACGAAATTACTCGTCGTGAGATCTATGTTGCTGCTGATGGCACTCTAAACCGTGTATTCGGCGTTAACCTCCATGATCGTGATGAGCTAGGTGAAGGTCAAGAATATCAATTATTCTTCGACGGCCCACTAAGTGGCACACTACCAAGTGTTGACGAAGAATCGAAGGTTGAGCTAGTAGTTGGCCTTGATCTTCGCAAGAGCGATAGTTTCATTATGCCAGTTCGCCAAGAAGTTCAAATCTTCGAGGACGATACACTACATCGTCAGAAGAGAGCAGGCTTCTACGGCTGGGCCGAGCAGGGTTTTGCTGTACTCGATAATCGTAGAGTACTACTCGGCGCTCTCTAAGATTAAAAATCACAATAAACTGTGGCAAACTAGGCTGGCTCGCGCCAGCCTTTTTTGTTATATAACCTACTGGTGTATTATATAGTATCGTCACCATATAAGGATACTATTTATGTCAGCTAGCCAATATGATTTTCCAATCGAGAAGGGTAGTTCTTTTAAATTATCCTTAGTATATAAAGATAATAATGGTAATATAATTGATATTACTGGTTATTGCGCTAGATTAACTTGGAGTACAGACACAGGAGTAACGACCACCTTCACAACAGATAACGTTGATTTGAGTGAATATAGTTTTACAATTGATGGTCCAACCGGTAAAATTACTCTTTTAATTCCAGCGTCTAAAACAGAAACCTTCGCTTTTGATAATGCTCGATATGACTTAGAGTTACATTCAAATATTGATCTGTATACTGGAGGAGGTAAAGAAGTTAATAGAATTATATACGGTACAATTAATATAATTAGACGTAATAGTGATACAACAACAACTCTAGCGTGCTAATCATATGTCATATTTTGTAGCAAATATAGAGTGTGGTGATGTTAAAGAGTTTATTATTCAAAGTAATATTGAAAATACTAAACTTATTGAAGTAATAGAATTAGAAGATAAAAATATTGTACTCGAAGCATACGACTATTCTACACAAGTTATAATCAACAGCGACTATTCTTGTCAAGAGACCAATAGCTGCTTAACTGGATCTATTCTTCTTACAGAAGGTTCCAATATACCATCTGCTAATACTATTAATAATTATTCAATAGATAACGGTGCTTTATTTAAAATCAGCGGAACAATAGCATCTAATATTACTGGTATAGCTAATGGTGTTTCTGGTAGATATATAATTATTGTTAATAATACCAATCAGGACCAAACTCTACACGAAGAGTCTTTGTCTTCATCAGCATCTAATCGATTTGTGTTGGGTGTTTCTAATAAAATTATTGGCATTAATCAAACCGCAACTCTTGTTTACTTAACTGGATTAACTATTGATAGTGTCGGCTCCCAGTCTAGATGGGTATTGACGGCCACAACTTGAAAAATTAGCATATGGTGTATCATATTATGCACCACCTCTTTAATTAAAGGGTCAAATTATGGCTTGGCAATCTGAAATGATTACTATTGTTAGAACATTAATAAATGATCTTGGTCCTAATTATACATATAGCGACTTAAGAATCAAACAATCAATAGTGGTGGCGGCTAAATATGTACAATTTGATGTTGTAATAGAGCCAGAATTCAGTATTGATGTAACGAACTTAACCATAACACCAGATCCAACTATTAATGATGTAGATAATCAGGTTTTTATCAGCCTTACTTGTTTAAAAGCAGCATGCTTAATTGATCAAAGCAATTACAGAACCAAAGCTGGTTTAGAAGGTATTAGGGCCGCTCTTGGTCCAGCTAGTCTTAGTGTTGGTGGCAGTCTTGCCGGTTGGAAGGCCATATTGGAACATGGGGCTTGTGCGGCATATTCTGAATTTACAGAACATTGGGATGTTTCCAATGCTAGTGCTGTTAGAGCTATCTTTAGTCCATTCGTTGGTAATAAATTTGATCCTCAAAATCTTCGTAATCCAAATTTTGATTATTCAAGATATCAGGGCAATCAGTACTACTAGGATAGTATAAATGGGAAATTATTGTATTATTCCAGATACTAAAAATAATGTAGTAGAGCTTACTAATAATGATTGTGATATAACAATCCAAAGTACAGCGGTTATTCTGCCAGCGTTACCTAATCATCATAATTTTACACATTTTACTAGTGGAGATGATCCACTGACACCAGAAGACATTGGTGCTCAAAATGCTTGGGAAAGCCCTATATTTGTATCTAATCAATTTACTGCACAAAAAGGCAAACATTATATTATAAAAAGTCAAGTAGGCATAACTCCCACAGTATTTTCCGTATTGGATCCATTAAGTCCAAGTATTGGTGATTTTTATGTTATTTATCATGAAGGTGGACCATTAATTAATATTGGTGGTACAGTTTATAGTAGTAGTGGCACTTTACTATTTAGGGTTTATGGGGCGGTTGGTCTTTCTGGCCAATGGAAAACACAAGTTGTCAGCCTGCAACAAACTGTAGCTAAAGCTTGGGTAAGTTTTAATGGTACCACTACTCCAATTACAATTAACAGTAGCTATAATGTAGCTAGTATAACTGATAATAGCGTCGGTTCTTATACTGTTAATTTTAGTAGTCCAATGGCTAATACAAATTATGCTGTTTTAATTACAGCTAGAGATTATAATAGTGATATCTATGCTATGAATTTGGCAGCTATGAACTCTACATCATCAAAAACTATTAATAGCGTATCTATAGTTAGTAATTATAATCGTACCGGAGCATATGTGGATTCTCCAGAATATAATGTATTAATTTTTGGAACTTAATTATGCAATATATAATATATCCAAATAATATTACTATTAGTATAGTAGTGCCATCATCAGACAATGTTCTATCATTATCAGAAATTGCTACACAAACCGTGCCTAAAGGATTACCTTACAAAATTATTAATAGTGAAGATATACCATCAGATAGAATTTTTAGAAACGCTTGGACATTCGATTTCAGTAATCCAGACGGATACGGCGGTGCTACATGATTAATATTAATTTAGAACAAGCTAAAAATATTTGGAAGGATATTATTAGAATTAATAGATTATCAATTTTTGATAAATTAGATATAGAGTTTTTTAAAGCGTTAGAATCTACTGATATTAAAAAAATTCAAAGCATTGGTAAACGTAAAGAGATTTTACGAAATGCCACCAATGATAGCCGTTTTAATAAAGTTAAGGATATTGATCAACTCAAGACCATTTTCTCTTTAGACGAATTAAATAACGTATAGTGTAATTAATTTTAGACCTTTCTCTCAAATTAGGGATTTAAAATGGCTAATCCTTTCACTGGTATTATAACCGCAGAATTTAAACAAATATTTGATGATGCTATTAATGCATTATTAGAAAACACAGCTCTTACCGTACCATGTACGCTTATTTTTGATAACACTAAACTGCAAGATTGTCCAAACTGTATTTATGATAGTATTAGTAGAAAATCTAGTAATATTTATGAAGTTGGTGGTCCTATCCCATTTATCACCGGTCAAATTTGTCCATACTGTAATGGTATAGGCAGTCTAAGCTTTAGTAGTGAAGAACAGGTTTATCTTGGTATTATTAAACCTGTATTCTTTGGTGGTAGTAATCTGGATCTTGAGAGCGTAAATTTTGTTGATGGTAAGATTCAATCGCTATCAAACATAGACCTATATGCAAAACTTAAGAATGCATCTTCGGTTATTGTAGATACAAATATTATAAATCTTACTAATAGTAAATATATAAGATACAAAGATCCAGTACCAGTTGGTTTTGGTAATAATTCATTTATTATTACAACTTGGCAAGGGGTGCAGTAATGTCACTTGAAGTTACATTCAATATCAAAGAAACAGACGCTCAAATTGCAAATTTAATAGTTAATGCATTAAAACCAGAAGTTGAAAAAATTCTTAAAAAAAGCTTTAACAAAATTAAAAAATCACTCAAAGATATTGTACAAAATGCACTCAGATTAGCACCAGAATATCAATCACTGGTTTCTGGAGAATTAAGAGCAGAGTTTGGTTTACCAGATGGTCAGTCCAGGGCTGATGCTATCATAGCTTTAATTACTAAAATTGGTTTTGAATTTAAACCAATCAAACATACTGGATATAATTTAAGTGGTAGTTTTATATTAACCATGATAGAATCTGATTTTAAGAGCGCTTTATCATCCCCAGCAGCAACATTTACAACTGAAAAGGGCACACAATTGGATTGGTTAGAGTGGCTTCTATTACTTGGTAATAAAACTATTATTAAAGACTATGTAGTAGATATTGGACCAAATCCAAGATCTCGTACAGGTATGGCTGTGATGCGTGGAGTTAAATCTGGTAAGTGGCAAGTACCATCAGCATTCTCTGGTACAATTAATAATAATTGGATAACTAGAAGTATAGATAGTGTTGAACAGGATATTAAACAACTTATACAGGAATCAATTACATTATGAGTCCAGCATTTACATATAATAATTTTAATTTTAGTGGTGTTACAAGCATTGGCGAACATCTACTAATGTCCCAAATTGAAAATAATATCAAATCTTTTTTAGACTGGGGTTTGCTCAATATTGGTGGTTTTATTAATGTTCTAAGACCACAAAATAATATTTTTGGTAATCCTATCTATAAACTAAAACCAACAGAGGATCCAAATTTTACCACAGGTCAAGTTTGGCAAACCATGAGAAAAGATTGGGTTTGGGAGCAAGACATAGTTTTTGTTGATAAATATAATCCATTATTACAAAGCACCCCAACTCTAATCACTGGTATTTATGTTAATAATGTTTTTTATCCATTAAATACAGTTGGTCAATACTCATATAAAGTTGACTATATTAATAGTAGAATCATATTTAATAGTCCTATTTCTACTTCAGCTGAAGTTGGTATGGAATATTCATATAGATGGGTTCAGGTTTATACCTATGATAATGCAAGATGGTGGCAGCAATTACAGTATAAAACTGATCAAAATATTAACCATTTTAATCAATTAGCCGAGGGTGATTTTAGTATACTTAGTAATAATAGAGTGCAATTACCGGCCATTATTGTGGAAACTATTTCACGAGGAATGTCAGAGCCATACCAGTTAGGAGACAAGTCCTTAATTGTAAAACAAGAATTATTACTGCATATTGTGGCCGAAACTATGCATGATCGTAATATGATGATAGATATATTAAGACTGCAACAAGATAAATTTATTAAATTATATGATACTAATGTTGTTCTTAAAAATGGTGTATATCCTTTTAATATTGATGGATCATTAAACAATAATAGACTTCAATATGATGAATTAATTAATGACGAAGATTATTATTGGAAAACAGCAAGACTTATTGATATTTTTGCTAGTGATGTTCAGTCATTTAGCCCATTTTTATCAGAAAGTAATGTTAAGCTTACCGTAGAGATTATTTTTGGTGTTGATAACTAAATGGTGTATATTTTATAGATAACATAACACTTCTTCAATGGAGAATCCAAGATGGCCAATAAAAGAATTTTCTATGCAAGTCACGCTGTTAAAGTTGGTAATGCGACAGTAAATGGCGCACAAAGCGTAGCAGTAAATACTAATTTTAATCTTGAAAATATCTTCCAGCTTGGTAGATTGTCTGCTTATGAGCTTATTAGTGTGGATCCTGACGTTGAAATTACTATTACCAAAGCGTTAGATGGTTATAATACTGTTTATAATTTAGCCACAACTGGTGGTGGCGCAATTGTTGAAAATGCTAATGATACAACCACAGTAATTGTTGCTGTTGGTGAGGACACAAATGAAGCTCTTAATGATCAGGCTTTGGTAAGTTCTATCACCATGACTGGATGCTTTATTTCTAGTATCAATTATACCATCCCAGTAGAAGGTAATATGATAGAAGAGGTAGTATTAGTCGGTAGTCATAAGGAACTTAATGGCGCTGTGGCGAATCCTAATGCTGATCCAAACCCTCACGTGTTGCGCAGACAGAATCTGCATCTTGCTAATTGCGTATTTCCAACTGAGCTTGGCGATGTGATTAATAAAACAGCAAGACTTAGCAATATCTCAATTAGTGCTAGTTTAAACAGAGAGAAGATGTTTGCTCTGGGTCAAGTTTCACCATTCCATCG